TTTGCTATTTGTTTTCCGAATGCCGAATTAGTCATTATCTTTTTTATTATTTATTGTCTTTCAGTAAAAACTATTCCTCCAAGTGGTCAAACTCGTGTAAAAAAACTCTTGCTGCAAGACCATCTAATTTGATTTTATGGTCTTTTTTATCTTCATCTTCGTATTTTACAACAATTCGATTTGGTCTTTGAATGTTTATAATCTCATCAGGAAATGATAAACAACCTTCTTCAAACCAAACATCATCCTCATATCTTTTGACAATACGAGGATTGAAACAAGTAATTGTTTCTTCTGTTTCTATGTTTAACATCATTATAAAAACTCTCTCACTAATACCAATTTGATTTGCAGACAGTCCAATCCCTTCGTAATGCATCATATTTTCTTTCAAAATACGAGACATTTCAGGACGGTCTAAGTCATCACTACACGATTTTACTCTTTCGTGTAGTATTGGATGTGTGTTAGGTATTAATTTTAGGATCATCTTTTCTAGGATTATTTAGAAACCAAGAAGGACCCTCCATACAGAAATCTATATATACCGTTTTAGCATAATGAGTTCCACGGTAACACAGAAAAGCAAAGACCTCATCTCTGTCGTGCTTCTCATCATTCCATTCTGGCATTATTCCTCTACCTAATAAATGTAACATTTGTCTTTACCTCCTGTAACATTATTTAGTGTTAGGAGTCCTTGACATGAAAAAACCTCGGAGAGGCGAAAGATAGCATCACGAGGTTTATAAAGAAAGAGGGTGGTTGGAGTCCTGTATACCAACAAATAACGGGCATTACTACAGAAGTAAAAACGTTATTGCCTGAGACCCGACTGGTTGAGTCGGTTCTGCATCGCTGCAGCAGCACCACCTGTGTCTCATCACCTTAACTAGCGGTTGCCAGTAAGTTTGTTCAGTCACACCCATGTTGCGTCCAACAAATATATTATAGCATAAAAAAAGAGGGTGTCAAGCACCCTCTTAAAAAAATATGTAATTGACATTACATTAGGTTTGCAACCTTAACTCTTCTGTAGTAAGCGTTAGCGTTTAAGTTACCAGTTGCTTGTGGATCTGAATCAGATAAAGCAGTTAGTCCCTTAGCAAATGGGTTAAGAACCATTCCATAACGAGTCTTAAACCCGATACGTGGTTGGAATGTATCCTGACCAATCGCTCTGTACATTTGTAGAGGAACATAAGGACAATAGAATAGTCCTGCATCATATGCATTGGTACCTTTGTAACCTACAACGTAGTACTGAGAGTCAGATACGTTTGCTGAATATGGGTCGATGTAGACCTTGAAACGTCCGTTGAGTGTTCCAACGAATGTGTTTCCTGTGTCATCAATCTCTCCGATACCACCAACTGCACCAGAAATTCCTGAGTCGTAGTCAAGAACACCACTCATAGCAAGAGCAGAAGCTACATCAGCAGATGTGATGATGATGTTACCCTTCCCTCTACGAGTTTCCTGTGCGATTGCGTTGGCGTCTCTTTCAATCTGGAATAATAGTCCTTTGAACTTTTCAACTGACCATCTACCGTTGGAGTCAACGTCTAGATCGAATACACCCGCGTTAGCAACGTTTGCTTGTGCACCAGGTTTTGCACCTCTGTACACTGTTCTAACTACCTCACGGTTGATTTCAGCAAGTATCTCTGTTGAGAGAATGTTTGCCAACTCAGACTCAGCATCTAATCCGTGGATAGCTTTTAAGTCTTGAGCAAGTTCAACTGAGTAGTCAGCTCTTAGTGCTCTACCTTTAGCTTCAACAGCGATCTTGTCGATGCTGAATGCCATTTCCATGAAGGCAGTTGATGCACCATCTCCTAGTGCTTCTTGCTCAGATGTGCTGAACTTAGAAGATGCTAGGTCATAGTTTGTAGCAGTTGTACCGCCACCTGTTGCATCGTTGATAAGAGCAGGGTTCTTCTCTGTAGTTGCTGTTGGAGGTGTTGCTCCGTCAGTTCCTGAGAATTGTGCATCTGGCTCATCAAAGAATGCTTCGTTTCCAGTCTGGTTTGTATATCTGGATCTCATTGCAAAGATCAATCCAGTAGGACCTGTCATAGGCTGAACACCTGCGATGTCATAAGCAATAAGCTTAGGCATAGCACGACGAATCAAACTAATAAGGATTGGATCGAAACCTGCAACTGCACCTGCTGAAGTAGTAGGTGTGTTGATAGGACCAACGTTTGTTGGTGCCTCTGTAAGAACTGCACGCTCTTCAGCTAGTGCACGCTCTTGGTTTTCCAAAAGGATTGCGGTTACCGACTTTCTATAAGGATCTTTAATGTCATTAAGACCTTCATGGTTAAGTACTGGTGCCCACTTCTCTTGGAGATTTTCTGCATTATACATGCGGATTTACACTCCTGTGTGTTTGTTTGGGTTTACAGTAAGTTACAGTCTCTTAGCGAGTTGCTGAACATAAGAAGTCATGCTCTCGCTTACGACTTCACTTGGTGTAGCTGGTTGCTCATCGGATATCTCTTCCTTAACTTCTGGTTTCTTAGCACCGAAGTAGGACTCCTTGATTTGCTCCAACTTCTCACGATACGACTCTTCGTTCTTGAATTCCACTGCTTCAGCAAGTGAGGTGAATTTATCCTTCTGAACTTCTGCAAGTCCTCTGGATGTTTCAATCAAAATCTCATTTTTACGATAACCACCTACGGCTTCATGTAATGCAATGTTCTTCTCGACCTGTTCATTAAGTCGGGTCTCCATGTCATCTAATTTCTCGCTCATATCTGCTACAACGTCTAGAGCTTCGTCTGGTACGTTGATGTTGCTTTCAATGAACAATTTCTTTAATCCACCCATAAATGCTTCGGTGACTTCAGCACGAAGACCTTGCTCAATAGCAAGTTCGTTCTCAGTCATCCACTCTTCACAAGCATATGAGAGGAAATTCTCTACGCGACCCGCGAATTCTTCCTTGATTTTCTCAAGTTCTTCGCTGATCCTGCCTTCTGCAGTTTCCTTAAGTTTGGCAACTTCCTTAGTTACCTTAGCAGATACTGCAGCTTCAAACACAGTAGTTGCTTTCTTTTGGAATTCTTCGTCTAGGTCAGCACCACTTAGGATTGCTGTGATGTCTTCCTTGACTTCATCTTCGGAGATTGTCTCTCCTTCTTTTTCTACATCATCAAAAATTTGACCACTTAGTGCACCAGGCATACTGGATGAAGCACCACTTGGTTTTGTCTTGATTGAGGAATCTCCTGTTGTTGCTACGGGAGCAGCAGCTTTTTTACCTACGTTCTCAGGACCTTCTGGTTTTTCTTTAGTAGAACCACCAACCTCAACAGCACTGTTTGACAGTGGTGAAGGTTGTGGAGGAACTGCACCTTTCTTAATAGCGGTATCGCCAGTTGCAGCATCTTCTTTTACTTCTTCAGGAGCCGCGTTTTCTGCGATCACCTTTTTGAATTTTTCATCAATACTTGACATTTACGTACTCCTTACGGATAAAATTAGATTGCGTTAAGATTTAATAATATTATTTATAAATCATAAACTTCTTAACAGAGAATTGAACGCGGCAATCTTTCTCTCTGCTATTTCTTGACTTGATGGAGCGTTGTCAAGCGACTGCTTAACTGCATCCAACTGTGCCTCTTTAATCGCACCGTCAACTAAACACCACTCCTTACCTTCGTATATACCTTCAACAAAAGCATCAGGTGCGGAAGGATCAGCAACAATGTCTGCTGCTGTGGAGAGAATAAAGTCGTCAGCGACAATTTGTGTGGTTCCTTCTCTCTTGATAGAACCTAATCCACGTGATGACACACCTAGTTGCACACCCTCTTCAAGTAAGTTCTTAGCGATCTTACCCATAGGGGTCTCTAATAATTTTGCTTTACCCATAAAGTTTGTTCCTTCTGGAGTTAGCGAAACTATCTTATGTGACACACGATCTAGATTTATTGTAGGACCGTCGGGATGACCTAATTCGCCTAACGCTCTTCCGCGTTTAACAAATTCTTCATTGTACTTTTGTACCTCACGATTCATGGCATCGAACTTATACATTCTGCCATTACGATTGGTGATCTCGGTCTGCAAAAAGACACCCTTAATATAGGTGGATTTCTGACCGTCCTTTTCTTCGGTTAGAATCTCAACTGGTTCAATTTGTTCCGTGATCAGTTTCATCGGTTTCCTCTTCTGTTTCTACATCGTTACGGTTGATAACGTCTGCTGTTTCCTCTGGTGACGCTTCTCCCTCTGGAGGAAGACCATCATCAGGTACATGTGGAAACATACGATTTGCAACGTCTAGTTTGCTCGCATCAACAGATGCTGCAGCTTTTACTTGCAGCATATCTTTGAGTTTTTCTAAGGCATCTGCCCTATCGTTGTCCCAAAGTAAGTCAACGATTTCTCGTTCTTGTGTAGCCATAATTTAATGTTACCTAACTTTTATTTATTACCGTTCCCATTTTGAGACGCGGAAGTTTTCCGAGGATCCTGTCTACCATTCATTTTTGGTGGAGTATCTCCGTTCTTTGCAGCAGTTTTTTGCTGTGCAATTTGCACATCCTTCATCTCTTGATCTTTTGGTATATTTTCTATATCCGCGTTTATTGTATCCTGATC